TTCGAGTCGATGGAGCCATGCGACGGCAAGAAGGGCCGGCACAAATGCAACGGGTGGGAGTGCCCGCTGGCGCTCTGGTGCATGGGCGGTGCCCCGCCTGACGGCTCAGAGGAAGCGGTAGAGGTACCGCACGAGTGCGAGGCAAAGGGACCGGCACACGGGCGCGCCGTACATGCTGATGGATATCGAAGCTACCAGCAGATCCTCACCGTCTTCGGGCGCAACAGCCGGGAGACGTGGGAAGCGCAGCACCTCTGTCTGAGGCCCGAATCATCGAGCCTGATCTACTCCACGTTCAACCGCGCCAACGCGCCCAGTCCCGAGGATGTCTCGTTCTACGTCCCCGGCGATGGCCGGCTGCTGCTCTCTTACGATTGGGGCTGGACAGATCCCACCATCTTGCAGTTCGTGCAGGAGGTGGACGGGCTACGGCCTGACGGCACGATGGGCCTCGCCTGGTACGTGTTCGATGAGATCGTGGATAACGAGCACGACGGGGTGTGGTACGCCGACCGGGTGATTGAGAAGATCTGCAATCTGCCCGACTACAACGGCCCGACGCCGAAGCACTGGGATCAGATGAAGCGAGGCCGCAGGCCGTGGCCGAAGATCTCAGGCTGGCCCGAGGTGTGGCCCGCCGTCGTCGCAGGTGACCCCTCAGCGGTACAGCTCCGCAACGCGCTCAGGGCGTCCGGCCTCGGCGCGCGATCCCCGAGGCGGGTGAAGCACGAGATCGCACAGGGCCAGCAGGTGCTCCGCGCGTTCATCGCCGCTGGTGGTGGACGGCGTCTGTACGTCGATCCCGTGGCCTGCCCCGTCACCGTCACTGCGCTCGAGCGGTACGGCGCCAAGCGGCTGCCTGATGGTAGCTACGGGGAGCTGCCAGATCAGGCGGCAGAGAACCACGTATATTCGCACCCGACGGACGCGCTAAGATACTTGGCATGGACGCAGCGCCGGCGATTCGGTGTGACGGTGGACAATTCACCAGATGAGGATGGGGATGATGAATAACCCACCAGCCATCGGCCTGATGAGCGGTGACCAGGTCGAGCGATTCGCTGCCGGCAGCGATACGCAGTGGGACGGCGTGCCCGGTACGTGGCGCTTGCTGAAAGTGTCGCGCGGCCACATCCCACGCCAGCGCCTCTACAGCTTCGGCCCGACGCTCACCAGTCGAGGCGATCGGTACGTGGTAGGGCTGTATGATATCGGCAAGCACGACGGGCGAGGGATGCAGGCTGAGGACTTGCCGCAGATCCCGCCCGAGGGAGTTGAGCGTGTCGCGATCTGTCAGGTGGTGCCAGCATGACAGCCGCCGACTGCTAGACTCAGGTGGGGTTCGTGGTGCTGCGCCGCCGCTCGAGCCCGTCGCAGCACCCTATCATCAAGGATGACGCATGGCCCTTCCCGCTGACTTCAGATCAGCCGTCAACCGCGCGAAGAATCGCTCCACCAAGCAGCGCATCGTCTCATCTACCGGAGACGGATCATTCCAGACCTTCGGTGATGACTTGCTCGGCCAGACACGAGGCACAGCGCTCAATCGCCGCAAGCAGCGCAACAACCACGACATCGCAGCACTCAACGCATCCGTCTTCTCAGCGATCCGCTGGCGCGAGCAGGCGATCGCTCGCCCTGCCGTCGTGCTGGAGCAGCGCATCGGCAGGGCGTGGACGGAACTAGGCCGCACAGACGAGCCCGGCATCCACCCCCTACTCGACGCGATCCGCTCGGTCAACGCCGGGCTCACGGCACGGCACGGCATGATGGGGATCGAGCGCGGCAAACTCACCAACGGATCACATATCTGGGTGAAGGTGCGCGCAGGCAACCGGCCCAACGGCGAGCCGGTCAGCTTCATCGTCTGGGACACTAGCCGAGTCACCATCTACCCCAAGGCAAATGCATGGTGGGAAGTATCCCACGCCAAGCGCCGCAACGATGACGGCAGCACCACCACCGTCTCAGGCGAGGACCTGATCCTGTTCCGCCACATCGTCGATCCCGCTACCCCGCTCTGGGGCATGACGCCGATCTCCGCGATCCGCATGGACACGGACACCGTGTTTGAGGCGCAGCGGCACAACCTCCGATATTTCGACAACGGCATCCCGGTCGGCCAGGTACTCGTCCCCTCAGACGGGGACAGCGAGATCGACCCGGTCGAGATCAACCGAATGCTTGAGCAGATGCGTACCGAGTGGCAGGGCACCGACAATGCCCACCGCTGGCACATCCTCGAACGAGGACTGAAGCCACTGCTGACGCCGGCGACGATGTCAGACATGCAGTTCGCCGAGCAGATGGCGTGGAGCGTGGAGCAGGTGGCGCGGGCGTTCGAGCTGAGCCCACTGACGCTCAAGGATCTTCGCCGTGCGACGTACTCCAACGCGGATCAGGCCGCCGCCGAGGACTGGACCACGATCCAGAACCAGCTCGACAACACGCTGGACGAACTGAACGAGTTCCTGGTCTGGCCCGACTTCGGTACTGATCTTCGGCTGCGGGGCGACTACGCCGACATCCCCGCACTACAGTCTGACTCCAAGGAGCAGGCCGAGACGGACAAGATCGAACACGACTTCGGCAAGGTGAGCACGAACGAACTGCGCGAACGCGACGGCCTCGAGCCGCTGCCCGGTGGCGACATCCCGCAGCCCGGCCCACGCGTCGAGGCCGTTGGCGCGCTGGTGCGTGCCGGCTTCGATCCAGCGGAGGCGCTACTGGCGCTGGGGTTGCCACCCATCACGCACATCGGCCTGCCGCCGGTCACCGTGCAGGCCGTCCGCGATCCGTCACCACCACCGCCCGAAGATGCGCCCGCACCGCCGCGGAGCCGAGCCATCGAGGAAACACCAAACACCGAGGACGCGCCGAAGTTGCTGAGCGCCGAGGTACGGCTCCGCACCGCATGGGGCAAGCGGCTCAGGGCAGAGATGCAGCGCATTCTCGACAGCATCACCGACGAGACGGAACGCGGGCGAGCAGTCGCGGACGTGGACGTAGAGGCGATGAACTGGGACTGGCAGGACCGCTACTTCGATGACGTCGCGAGCGAGCTGTCACAGGTACACGCCACCGTGCTCGCTGGTGAATCGTTCCTCACGACGCCACTGCTGGAGGCGCATCAGGTCGCCAACTCTTACGCCGCAGCCCGTAGCGCGGAACTGCTGAGCCTCGAAGGTTCGGTCTCCGTGGTGCGAACGACTCGACTGGCGATGCGCCGGCTGATCGGCACGGCGATGGAAAGCAACTGGACGGTACGCCAACTCAAGAACGCGATCCGTGATTCGTTCGAGTTCTCACCGAGCCGGTCAGAGATGATCGCCCGTACCGAGATCGCAGCCAGCCAGGGCAAGGGCGCGAACCAAGCAGCACGCACGCAGGGCCGCGACGAGAAGCGCTGGTTCACTGCGCGAGATGAGCGGGTGGACGGCGGAGACGCTTCCGGCCCGTGCATCGAGGCGCAGCGCGACGGCTGGATCAGCATCGAGCAATCATTCAACAATGGACGCGACACTGTACCCGCACACCCCCGATGTAGGTGCGACGTCGAGTACAGAACCAGCCGCTTGCAGCCATGACGACGCAGCATCAGACCGTGACGGCGCCTCGGTGCTGCGGTACGTGGCGCGGCCAGCCATGTCGCAAGCAATGGGCCGCGAGCGTGACGACGCCGTTCAAGTGGACGTGCCCGAGGTGTGGCACCCTCAACACCGCCTGATCCCAAGTCTTACAGTATTCGCCCATCGCGGTATTCGTGCCGTATACGGGTTGCGCATACGGAACGGGCTAGGTAAGATTCCCCTATCGACCAAGAGCACAGGAGCACCAAGATGACCGACACAAACCGCGAACTCACCGCCTCCATCTCCGACGCCTACGCCGCCCTCGCCGCCGCCGCCGCCCGCGACGCCAACGCCGCCCTCGCCGCCGCCCGCGCCGAGGACGCCCTCGCCGGTCGCGAACTCACCGCCTCCAACGCCCGCGAACTCACCGCCGCCAGCGCCGCCTACCAAGTCGCCCGCGACGCCGCCCGCGCCGTCTACGACGCCGCCAATGACCGCGCCGAGGCCGCCTACGCCGCATGGTCCGCCGCCGACCGCGCCCACCACTACGAAATGAAGCGACTCAAGATTCGGTTCGCCCTCGAAACGTATCCACTCGCAGCGAGCGAGCGAGCAAGCCTCGCCGTCGTCGGGTCGCTGACCGTGTACGCCGCCGCGCTCAACGACGCCGAGAAAGCACTAGCCATCGCCGAAGACGTCAACAACGGCTAACAAGCCGCCCGAGCCGGGGCGGACTCCCCGGCACCGCGACCAAGAGCACAGAGCACCGGAGCACACAAGATGACCGACACGACCAGCGACGCCCGCGACGCCCGCGCCGTCTACCGCGACGCCCGCGACGCCCTCTACGCCAGCGACGCCGCCTACCGCGCCGCCCTCGCCGCCTACCGCGCCGCCCTCGCCGCCTACCGCGCCGCCCTCGCCGCCCGCGACGCCCGCGACGCCCGCGCCGCCCTCGCCGTCTACCGCGACGCCCGCGACGCCCTCTACGCCAGCGACGCCGCCTACCGCGCCGCCCTCGCCGCCTACCGCGACGCCCTCGACGCCGAGGACGCCTACCGCGACGCCCGCGACGCCTTCCCCGCCTACCGCGACGCCCTCGACGCCTACGACGCCTTCCCCGCCTACCGCGACGCCCTCGACGCCTACGTCGCAGCCAAAGCCGCCAAAGCCGCCAACGGATAGCACCAACGCCGAGCCGGGGCGGCCTCCCCGGCACGCACCCCAGAAACCCAGCGGCCAAAGGCAAGGATCGAACGACATGCCCACCAAGAAAAACATCGCCCTCTCCGCCCTCGCCGCCTACCGCACCGTTCGGATCGCGCGAGAGATTGCCGAGCGCGACCTCGAAGGCGCAGAGGACGCACTCGACGCCGCCCGCGCCGCCCACCGCGACGCCGCCTATTCCGCCCGAGACGCCCGCGCCGCCGCCCGCGCCGCCCTCGATGCTCTAGGCTCCGCCGTCGCCGCCCGCGACGCCGACGAGGACGCCGCCGAGGACGCCTACCGCGACGCCCTCGACGCCTACGTCGCAGCCAAAGCCGCCAACGGATAGCACCAACGCCGAGCCGGGGCGGTAGACCTCGGCACTAGAGCACAGGAGCACACAGCCATGACATTCGCCAAGAACCTCCACCGCTGGCGCAGCAAGCGCGGCTACTCCATGCAAGACCTCGCGGAACTGTCGGGCGTAGCTAAGAGCCACATCAGCCGTATCGAGGCTGGACAATGCTCGCCCACGCTCGCCCGCGCCGCGCAACTCTCCAAGGCGCTCGCTGTGTCGCTCGCCAAGATGGTGTAGATGATTGAACTATTGATTGCCGGTGTTAGTGCCTGGCTGCTTGTAGCTGTGGTGTCGTGCTCGGTGCTCTGGTGGCGGCTTCGGGATATTCGGTTGATATGGGCGGTCGAAGACCGGGTGATTGAAATTAGAATGACGATCGTCGATCGTCTATCGCCGGCCTTGCGGGGTGCGGCACAAGCGCTCGACCGGTTTGCTATCGCTCACGCGGATACCGACGATGATTAGGTACGTGGCTGCGATGCTGCTGGTGATGGTCCGCCGCACCTCGTGACTGTCGTTCATTTAGTCGTCACGCCGTACTCTCCGCGTCACTCCAGAGGCCGCCCAGTCTAGCAGGGATGCGGTGGCCTCCCATTTCTGCCATAATGCACATGGGTATTAGCACCTAACAGATCGCACAGAGGCCGGAGAGTCCCGCGAGGATGCGGGGCCATGTGGATTTCCGAGTCCGATCTTTCCTTCCCAACGCAACCGATTTCAAGGCCCGCCAGCTTGTGCCGGACTTCGCTGCCGGCCACGTTCCCGTCGTCATCAGCTCCGGTGAGCGTGCCCGTGACGGGTTCGTGCTGGAGCAGAAGGGCCTCGAGTTTGAACGATTCCGTGCCAACCCTGTCGTCTTGCTGAACCACGATGATGGTTCGGGCGGGATGCTCGGGGGTGGTTCGAGCGCACTCCCCATTGCTCGATCTCGTGATGAACAGCGCGACTCTGAGCGCGACATCACGACGGCAGTGGCTGACTTCGACATGGACGACGAACTCGCGGTGCGCGTGCTCGGCAAGATCGAGCGCGGCTTCATCAACTCCACCTCGATCCGTTGGATTCCGCTAGAGCACCGCATCGACCGCGTGAAGCGCGACGGAGCCGACGAGACGGAGCCGGTGATTGTGTTCACGCGCTCCGAGGTGCTGGAGTGGTCGTTCGTCCCGATCCCCTCAGATACGAAGGCGGTAGTGCTGCGCAGCGACGGCTCGGCGAGTTCGTTCTGCTTCGACGAAGCCTGCTCGCTTCTAGATGACCCGCTCCGCACCCCCGACAAGTTCGATCCGATGTCCCTGGTAGACGTCGTTGACGCTGCGCACGCATTGATCGAAGGCCGCTCCGAGCCCGTCTTTACGGCAGTGGAGCAACAGGCCGCAGCCCGTCTTTACGGGACGATCAACGGGCGAGTGTTGCAGACGCGGCAACTACCGAGCCGGGCAACGGATGAAATATCAACAGTGCTCAACGACCTCGTGCCCCTGTTCAGGGACGCAGTCGGAGTGCTCACCAAGAAAGACTAACCCAATGACTCTCGCACAGGCCCGAGCGCACTTCGGCTTCGCGGAGGACGTCTCTGAAGAGATCGTCCGCACCGCCGCAGCCGGCGCCAAGATTGAGATCGCCGACGAAGAGGCACCGGAAGACCTCGGCACGCTTGCTGAGATCGCCCGCTCGCTGCGCGAGGCCATCACCACCGCTGGTGAACAGGCCACCGAAACGCAGACGGACGCGCTGACGCGCATCCAGGACCAGATGACGGTACTGTCGACGAAGCTCGACGAGCAGAACGCCGGCACCCCGTCCATGATGCAGACGCTCCGCGCGACGTCTCGCCCGTACTGGGAGGACACGCAGGAGTGGACCCGAGCCGACTACGAGCTTGGGATGCTGCTGTTCGAGTCCACGCACACGATGAACGTCCGCGCTCCGCGGCTCACCCCGCCCGAGCAGTTCATCCGTGCCGCCAACGCGCACATCTTCGAGGGCGACGCGCCCCCGCCGTGGCACGCTGACGCCAAGGGCAACCCGGTCCGCGCGATGGAGCCATACAGTCTCAACACTGGCGAGTTCGCCCGTGCATCGGACACTGCCGAGAGCGGCAACGGTTCCAACTTCATCGGCCAGCAGTACGTCTCCGACCTGTGGACCGCCGTGCGAGCGCTCGACCCGCTGGTGCAGCGCATCCGCACGATCCCGCAGACGGACGCCACCACGACGATCCCGACAGACGGCGCACTGCCCGAGATGCTGTTTGTTTCTGAGTCCACTGCGGACGCGGCGACGGCGTACACGGTCAGCGACCCGACGACGGCGAGCCGTGATCTGACTGCCAAGAAGTTCACCATCCAGCAGATCTGGTCAGGCGAACTGAACGAGGACTCCATCATCGCGTGGACGCCGTTCATCAGGAGCCAGCTCGCGGAATCCACCGCGCAGCACCTTGGTTCGGCCATGCTGAATGGCGACACCACGAACGCGGCCACCGGCAACATCAACAGCGATGACGCTGACCCGGCAGACACGAAGCACTACCTGGCATGGGATGGCATCCGCCATTACTTCCTCGTGGACTCGACGAGTTCCGGGATCAACGCAGCCGGTGCGATCACTCGTGCCGACCTGTTGAAGGCTCGCGGCAAGCTCGCGGTCAACTCGGCTGACGACATCGATGCCGCGGTTGGGAACATCAACTGGGGCCGCACGGCTTCAGAGATGCTCTACATCGCGGACTTCGACACGCTGATGGCACTGCACGACCTCGAGGGCTTCCGAACCGTGGACGAGTACGGCGCACAGGCGACCGTGGTTGTTGGCGAACTCGGGCGCGCGAACGGTGTGCCGATTGTCAGCCCGGGCTACGCCTCCCGCACGGAAGCGGACGGCAAGGCGTCGGGCACGGCAACGAGCAACACGCTCGGTCAGGTCACGGCAACCAACCCGCAGGGCTGGGTGCGTGGCGTGCGTCGAGACGTGGAGCTGTACTTCGACCGCATCCAGCGGACCGATCAGTACCTCATGGAGCTGTACACGCGGCAGTCGTTCCAGCGCTTCGGCGGGAACGTCGCCAGCGGCATTTACAACATCGACGTGAGCGCATACGCCTAGTCGATAGCGAACAGGCCTTGCCTCCGGCGGCGGAATGAACCCCACGTCGTCGGGGGCAGGGAACCAACACATAGCAGGGGGCACGGCCCCAGGCGGAAGGATTGCAGGCTATGGCACGGATCAACGGAATCAACAAGGCTGTCCCACGCGGGATCGACAAGCTCACCGGCTCCATCTACGGAGCGCACCCAAACCAGCAGGTCCAAGACCTGATGCTGATGAACGACCTGAACCACCACCAGCAGGCAGAGCACTTCGGGAACGTCGCGGACGTTGCGGTGGTGTCCGGCACTGCGGCAGCGGTCACCACCCCGGGCGGGTTCCGCCTGTTCGGGCAGGGCCTCGCCGAGTCTGCAGATTCGGGCATGGTGGTCACGGCTGGCCTTGACGGTCAGCGCATGAGCACCACGAACGAGGACGCGCACACGATCGCGATCGGCAGCAACGTGTTCCTACAGCCGGACACCCACGGCCCGTTCACGTTCTCGGCCCTGTTCCAGTTCGTCAACCAGATCACCACCACGGCTGCCTTCATTGGATTCTGTGGTACGGCATCGGATGCACTCGACCCGCGCGTGACGGGCGCCACAACGGTGCTCACGCTGGTTGACGACGACGTGGCCGGGCTGTTCTTCGACTCGCAGTTGACCGACGGCGATCGCTGGATGGTCCCCCACAACAAGAGCAACGCAGCCGCCACTATCGCGACTACTGCGGCAGGGGTGGACACCGGCAAGAACGTCGTGCTCGCCACGTACACGCTCGCAACGGTGACCGTGGACAAGAGCGGCAACCTGGCGTGGAGCCTGTCGGACTCCACCGGTAACAAGTCGGGCGGCATCGCTGGCGCACTGGACGCGGACGAGGAACACGCTGCGGTCTTCTACGTTGAGAGCGCCGGCACTGCGGCAATCAGGGACGTGGACGTGTACGCGGTCAGCTTGGATTACTACCACAGCTTGAGCTAGGGGGTTCGATGACCAAGACATTGAGAGTAACGGCCCGATACCGGAACACGCAGATGCGCGTGGACTGGGCCGCAGGCCGGATCGATTCGTTCCCGGACGCAACTGCGGCGTACCTGCTGCGGGATGCGCCGGGCTCGTTCGAGGACGTGGACCCGGCTGCGCTCGAGGCTGCTGACGCAGTGCGTGAGGCGGCACTGGTTGAGGCATACGGAGTGAACCAGCAGGTAGTCGTCGAGGGGGCCGAAGAGGTACCAGACGAGCCCGAGGTACCAGACGAGCCCGAGGTACCAGACGAGTTGGACTCGATGAGTCTCGCCGAAGTCCGAGAATACGCGAAACAGCACAGCGTAGAGCTCTCGGGATTGCGAAGAAAACAGGATGTGGTCGCGGCTGTCCGCGCTGCCGGGAGGTAGTGACACATGGCATTCATCGCACGAGAGCACGGGCATCTACAGCAGGCGCTCGGCACCACGAAGTTGAGCTACTGGCCGTTCGTGGAGTCGTTGGGCGTACTCGTCACCGGCATCACGGCTGGCACGGATCTTATTCCGTCCGAGACGTCAGCCGCAGCCGAGGCGCTGGAGGATGACTTCAGCCCCCTCGATCACCGGAACGGGGTGCACTCTTACCACTTCAACGCGGTGGGGGATCACCACCTCGCCGGCGGGGATCACGCTGACTACTCGCACGGGAACGGGACTGTTGATTCGGCGGCATCGTGGTTCGCGTGGATTCTCCCAACCGACATTGCGACGACCTCGATCATGGCAAAGTACGACTCCGCGGGGAACCTCGAGGAGTGGAAGTGGGGCATCGACGGCTCGGGGCAACTCGAGCTAGAGCTGCACGACGCGAGCGCTTCGGCCTCTGAGATCGGCGCGTCTACGTCTGTTCTGGAGTACGGGATATGGCAGTTCGTCTGCACCACGTACGACGGCACCGAGACGGCGCCCGTGGTGACGCACTACATCTCGGACGGTTCAGCACTTCCGACTGATGCAGGAGACGGCACCACCACCGAATCAGGCGCATACGTGGCGATGGAAAACACCGCCGCTCCGCTGACGATCGGGTGTGCCGGCGTGAGCGCGCTACCGACCGAGGAGTTCACGGGGCGGATCGCGTTCCCGGGCATGACTGGCAAGGCGCTGACGGCTGTTGAAGTCGAGGGCGTTTACCGAATCACCAAGCGGCTGCTGGGACTGTAGGGGCGCTATCGAGTAGCTACACAGTAACAAGATAGACGCGCTCCCCCGTAGAAAGCATCGGAGGCAGTGTGAACAGATACACCACACGCGAGATTGTGAAAGCGGCTGCGGGCATTACTGGCAGCCGCTTCGACGCATCCGTGGATCAGGGCATCGAGTCCGCCTCCCGCCAGATCGACGACGCGACGCACACCTGGTTCATCCCGAAGATCGAGACGCGCAAGTTTGACGCCGTGTGGCCGGTGATCGTGGGCAACACTATCACCTTCGACTCATGGCTCCAGAGCGTGACCACGTTCACCGACGAGGGCGACAACGCCGCCAGCATCACCTCGACCGACTACCGGCTGCTACCTGAGAACGACGGCCCGCCGTACTACGCCGCGGAGATCCTGACCGACGTGGCTGGCGCCGAGTTCAAGGCAGACCCGGACACCTTGCAGCAATCGTTTCGCATCACTGGCCCGTGGTCGGCCTACTCGTCCACCGCTGCCGCTACATCGCTCTCAGCGGCTATCTCTGACACGTCAGGGACGGTAGTGGATATCAAGGACTCCAGCACCGTAGACGTGGGCGACACCATCCTAGTGGGCTCTGAGCAGATGTTCGTTTCTGAGCGCGTATCGGTAGCACTCGCAGCCGCAGCGCAGCTCTCGGACGCGCTGCTGGCCGACCTCACTGACAAGTCGCTCGGCGTCGATGACCCGACCGACGATCTCCAGGTGGGGGAGATCATCCTGGTCAACGCGGAGCAGATGCGGATCACCTCGTTCTCCTCGGCAACGGCGCTGACGATCGAGCGTGCAGTCAACGGCACCACGCTCGCGGCGCACTCAATCAACGACCCGATCTACGTCGAACGTCGGCTGACGGTAGTGCGAGGCGTGAACGGCACGACTGCGGCCACCGCGCTCGATGATGCGGTGGTGACCAAGTACCAGCCGCCATTCGATATCCGCGCACTTGCCACCGCGCTCGCGGTGGACGAGTTCAAGCAGGGTCAGGCCGGCTGGGGCCGCGAGGTGGGCCGTGGCGAGAGTGCGCGAGAGTTCAGCGGCACGGCTATCGCGAAGCTGCGGAAGCGCGTCGTTCGGGCGCACAGGCGGAATGTGACGGTGTCCATATGACCGTCGGCATGGGCATCCACGTAGTCACCTCGGGGCCATTCTTCACGGGCGCGACGCAGCGCCAGATCGAGCATGCGTTGCGCGACACGTTGCAGGACGTCACCGAGCGCGGGGAGTCGATCACTAAGCGGCAACTCTTCCCCGGTCACGGCTTCGTCACGGGCACGCTCAGGCGCTCGATCGCGGGCGAGGTGATCAACAGCCGGAACACGCTGGTGAAGACGAACGTGGTGTACGGCGCGTGGATTGAGGGAACCAGCAGGCGCAACGCGACGACCCGGTTCAAGGGCTACCACATGTTCCGCAAGGCGACGCAGTCGCTCAACCGCTCATGGCCGCGCCTGCTGTCGCGGCACCTCGGGCGGCGGCGCCGCTGATGGCGCTCAACAGCGGCGCCACCCTGGACGCGATCGCGTCGCTGATCTCGGGCTCGGGCTATGCAGTGCCGGCCGGAGGCGACGGGTACATCGGCGATCCCAAGGGACCGCCCGACGCGCAACCCTCGGGCAAGTATCCGGTCTCGGTGCGGCTCACCTCGGCGTCGATTGAGGGTCTCAAGCACGACGGCTCAACGACCGAGCAGCACACCGTCACCGTCACCGTCTACGGCGCGTTCATCGACAGCGACGGCGTGGTTGAGCGGCGGCTGAGTGACGCGGTGAACAAGCTAATGGCGAAGCTCACCAGCGACGCCGACCTCGGCGTGAACATCAGACACATCGACGTGGCCGGCATCCTCGGGCCGCGCATGGGCGTGGAGTACGGCTATAAGGACATCTCGGGTACCCAATTCCGGGTGGCGGAGATCCAGGTGCCGATGGTGGTTGACGGCAACATGACGGTTACAGCGTAGGAGATGGCGATGCCGACAAGATCAAAGGCGGGCGTTGTACTGAACCCGCGGAACATCCCGAAGAAGACTCCGATCCTGACCGAAGGGGATCGGTCGTTCTTCGAGGGCGACAAGGTAACCACCGCGGACCTGTCCGATTGGGCCGGCCTCGTGGAGCGCGGGTTTGTGAGGGTGATCTAGATGTCAATAAAGTCGGGATTGAACCAGCGATTTTACGTTCACGGAAACGACCTCAGCGGTGACGTCGCGTCGATCACCACCGCCGAGGGAATGTTCGACGAGTACGACATCACCGACATCACCAAGGTGGCGCACGCGCGGATTTTGGGACAGGCATCTGGGCGCATGGAGTGGTCGTCATTCTTCAACGACGCGGCCGGCCAGTCGCACGCTGTGCTATCGGCAATGCCGCTGACCGATGTCGTGGTGACGTGGTTGCTGGGCACTGCCCTGGGCGATCCCACGTTCTCGCTTGTGTCGAAACTCGCCAGCGCCTACGCGCCGACACGTGCCCGTGATGGCTCGATGGACATCTCCGCACGCGCTGAGGGCTCTGCTGGGGCGCCGCTCGAGGAAGGTGTCGCGCTGACGGCAGCGGACGACACGTTCTCAAGCGCGTCGAGCGCCACGAGCATTGATCAGACAGCGCAGACGACGCTCGGCGCCACGGCGGTGTGCCATGTTCTCAGCATCGGATCAGGCACGCCGACGATCTTGATCGAGGACAGCGCCAACAATTCGTCATGGGCAACGCTACTGACCTTCGGGGCGCAAGCGGTGAACACCGGGAAGCGTGTCACCAGTACCGCCACCGTGGATCGTTACGTGAGGATCACCACCACCGGCACATTCACTGACTGTGTCGTCGTGGTCACGCTTCGCCGCGGCCTCACCGGGGATGTGGTGGATCTATCGTGAGCCCAAACAGACGCACCGACCGCGCCCAATTCTACTCGACGGTACGCCCGCTCAAGACGCGGGTGGCTGCCTGTGAGGAGTTTGAGTGCGACGAGTGGGCTAACGGGTACGTCGTGTCGATCCCGTTCGAGCGGGCGTCACTGATGGCCGATGTGAAGGAATCGGGGCGGATGTTCGCGGAGTTCTGGATCACTGATGGCGAGGTGAAGGTCATCGAGTGGGGTCCGTACAGTTTCGCGGACGTGGACATCGACACACTGAGCACCCGGCCTGATGGCGTGGTGTTCCGCTTCCCGCCCGGCCAGAGCTGCTTCCGTATTCATCGCGTCCCGATCGGCCCGCCCGTTATGAGATACGGCATCGGTACGAAAGAGCAACTGAACGCGAACCGCGAGTGGATCACAGAGACGGACCCGAGGGCATTCGTCGATCACAAGCGCGACACCATCGAGCGGGCATACGAATCGGGCAAACGTGAAGGGGTTCACGAAATGAACGCAGAGAAAGGGAACACCTAATGGCAATCGAGAGCGGATTGAGCGTTACGCTAACTATCGATGACGAGGCGGCGGGGGCCAAGAATGTGAGCGGGTCCACCGGGGCCACCAACATCGACACGCCGATCGAATTGCATGACGTGACCGCGCTCGATGACGTCGCCCACGCGACGATCTCGGGGCTGTCGGACTTCACGGCCACCGTCGAGGGCTACTTCGACGACGCGGCGGATGCGTGGTTCGACATCATGAAGACGGCCACCAGCACGATCGTCACGCGCACGTTCTCGTGGGCGCTGAGTGGTCAGACGCTCGCGGTGGAGACGCTGATCGGTCGGGTGAGCTACAGCCGTGCGCGGAACGCCGAGATGGGCATCACTGCCGAGTTCAAGTTGCAGTCGGGGTCGAAGCCCACATGGGCGTGAGTGTTAGGTGAGGTGGCGTTTTGGCTCTGCCTGATCATAAGGAGTTGTATTTTGGGGTTCATGCTGCCAGAGTTCCGCACGATCGTGTTGGAGTTCGACGCGGGCACTGCACTGGCGGGGGCCACGGTGCGGTGCAAGTCGACGAGCCAGGCGGACCTCGATCGTATCGGCGAGATGCCGATCACCGAATCCGTCAAGCAGTTCGTGGAGGACTACGTGATCGATTGGGACCTCGAGGATTCGCGCGGTCCAATCCCGAGCGACGAGACGGGGCTAGACCGCGTGGAGCCGCGCCACCTCAACGCGATGCAGGGGGCGTGGTTCCGTGGGCTCTACACGGTCAGCGCCCCTTTAGTCTCAGCGTCGAGCGGTGGCGCATAGCAGGCGGCAAGCTAGAGATGCCGGAGGCGCTCAAGTCCGCTCGATTCATCGATGGCGTCTGCCAGCGATATAGCGTGCTGCCGTCGCAACTGGATCACGAGGATCTGTCGTTCGTGCGGATGCTGGCCCTGCTGGGAGATGCGGGCGACTTCGGGGAACCGAACGTCCAGCAGTCGCCGGCTGAGCCGGACAGCCCACTGGCCGATCTGATGGAGTCGATCTAGATGGTCTCGTCATTCGGTCAAGATGAAGTGCGCATCAAGATCACCACCGACGACCAGACTCGGCGCGGTACAGAATCGGCTAAGCGGAATATCGGCGGGCTTGACTCGTCGCTGAAGTCGATGAAAACGAATTGGTTGGCGGTCTCGGCCGCGGCGGGCGTTGCCACACTCGCGATTGGCGGGGCCGGCAAGGCGATCGGTCACCTTGCCGGCCTTGCCAGCGACCTCGTGGAATCGCAGAACCGCGTCACCCAGGTATTTGGGTCCGCGGCTAAGTCGGTCAACGAGTTTGCGGAGTCCGCTGCGACGGCGTTGGGTGAGACGGAGAACAACGCGCTGGCCGCTGCCGGCGGGTTCGGGTCGATGTTCAAGGCGGCGGGGATCGCGCAGGCCCAGGCCGGCGAGATGTCAATCACGATGGTCCAACTCGCCGCGGACCTCGGATCTTTCAACAACATCGGTACGGACGAGGCCCTCACCCGGCTAACCCAGGGCCTCTCTGGTAGTACCGAATCGTTGCGCACCCTCGGCGTGTTCTTGTCTGAGGCGAACGTCGCGAACCAGGCGCTCGCAATGGGACTCAAGAGCACAAAAGCGGAGCTGACCGACGCCGACAAGATTCAGGCGAGGTACGCGCTCACGCTGGCTCAGACCTCGGACCAACAGGGCGACTTTGCTCGCACCTCGGACGGGTTGGCGAACAGTACCAAGATCCTGAGCGCCAAGTTTACCGAGTTGAAAACAGATCTCGGCTCGCTGCTAATCCCATCGATGGACGTTGCCGTGACAGCGGCGACGAAGCTTGTGGACGCGCTGGAAGACCTCGCCAACATCGGGGTTATCAATACCGTGATCAACCTCGTTGTGAACAGGAGTGACGGAGAGGGATTTGGCGGGATCGGGGATGAGCGTAACCCTCTGAATCAGTTCGCCGACTTTGTGGTGGATGACGTGATTGCGGGCACCATCACTGGGGTGGCGACCCTGCTCAGCGGCCGGGCCGCAGATTCGCAGGACTTGATCACCGAGTTCTTCAAGGACCGCGCCAAGGATGCCGCCGGACAGATTGGGACGTTTGACGAGGGCGGGTCGCGCTTCCGGGCTGCCCCCGGCTTCGGCGTTCCCGGTGCGGGGGTCAATCGCGATCTGCGCCAGGGTGACCCGTCACTGTTCGGGCTCGACGCCGGGGAAAACCAGAAGTTGATCGCGGAGCGCGATCGGGCGAGGGCCGGGCTCGGCGCCGGGGAAAACCAGAAGTTGATCGCGGAGCGCGATCGGGCGAGGGCCGCAACCGGCGCGCTATCCGAGGCCGAAAGCTTTCTCTCATCGCAGCGGGAACGTATCGCCGCCGAGAACACCAGTTCGATTGTCGCGGCCTACCTCGACGGCGGGCTTGAGGCGGTCAGCGCCGTCCGCCAGGAGCAAGCGGAGCTAGAAACCGCATGGCAGCAGGTGGCCGAGGACTTGCGGAACAACCTCGGCATCGCTGTCCCTGAGCAGTTCCGCGATATGTGGGAGCAGATCAACGACGCACAGCAGGAAGGCGTCAAAGCGGCGATTGAGGCGGAGGAAGCGTTGGCGCGGTCCCGCATGGACCAGGCAGTGGCGAACATGATACAGATCCAGAACGCGAACATGAGCGCCGGGGTACCGCTGACGCCTGAACAGATCGCGTTCCTCAACGACCCGTCTAATTTTGACTTCGGTGTGACCCCGGCAGTGGCGTCAACGATGCCAACGAATGCCACCCCCACCATCAACGTCAAGGTGATGCTAGGCGACAAGGAAGTTGCCGACGTGGTGGCCGAGGCCAATACCTTCCTGGCAGAGACGGGCCAGTAGTGGCTACCCCGTAGAGGACGTAGTGATGGCGGCGATTCACTCAGCCGAACTGACTGGACAACTCTAATGCATCATGAAGTAATCAATGAGCAGCGCAACGCCGAAGGCGGGCTGGAAGTCCAACGCCTGTACCTGCTGACTGACGCCGAGGTAGAGCAGCACAAGCGCGCGGGCCTAGCGCGGCACGGCCTTGAGAACACTCTGTCACAGGTCCACCACGTCCTCAGTCCGTCACGCAGTGCTATCAGGGGCCAGCACATCATCACGAACGCTGAGGACGCGATGCTGCACGCCTCTGGGGAGTGGATGCCTCCTGACCTAGAGAGAGAAGACCCTCGTCTCTGGCAATGGGTCGAAAGTGGGGCCGGACTCAGTGAGTGGGTGCGCGAGGACGGGTTGGTCGTTTCAAGCTTCGGCTTTGCACCTACCTCGGGCGAGGATGAGATGGAGTACCTCGACCCGCAGTGGCAGCGCGAGACACTGGTACGAGATCCTCAGATCGAGATTGCGCAGATTGGCGAGTGGAAGGCTGAACTACTCGATGACAAACTGACGCGAGGTGAACCGATTCAGGAAGTCCAACTCACCACCCTCAATCTTCAGATAGGCGCGTATCAGGACGAGGGCCGGAGATGGGGCGCCTCCAGCTTTAGTAGCGGCGACAATCTGTCGTTCGGAGCGTGGACCGGGGGTACACCTAGCTACCACGTCAATAACCGCTTCACGTCTGTCACGATCCCGGGCAGCGCGACTATTGATTCAGTGACAGCACAGTTCAATTGTCGTGGTGGTGGCGGGTTTAGTAATACCACCAATACGATCTATACCAACCTCTACTGTGAGGACCAAGACGACCCGACGCGGATCACCTCATACTCCGACTTTGACGGTCGGACGACGACCTCGGCGTTCACGGCTTGGGACTCTCTCCCGGCTTGGTATAACAACAATTGGTACACGTCCGCCGACTTTACATCAGCTGTGCAGGAATACAGCGACCGTGCTGGACGGGCATCGGGCAACGCGTTAACGATATTCGTGAAAAACGACGGGTCGTCTGCCACTGCGCTCCGTTACACCACGTCATACGGATTCAGCTCATCTCGTGCAGCGAAACTAGACATCGACTACACAGCCGCTGCAACGAATTGGGGTGTTTCAAGAGCCGCAGGGCAGGGCGGACTAGCAGGATCTGGTGGATTAGCCGGTAAAGGCGGAGGACTCGCATCATGAGAGACATTACACTGGCTGAGACGATCTACGTCTTTTTCACTACTAGGGCCTTCGCGACTGGTGTCCCAACCGTCCTCGCTGGCAGCCCCGTCGTTTCAGCTTACGAGGACAACAGCGCGACGCAGATCACGGCTGGCATCACGCTCGGCGTGTCTCACGATAGCGTTGCTGGCCTGAACCTCCTCACGATTGTGGCTACGACTGGGAACGGATACGAAGCCGCCAAGGACTACACGCTGGTTATCACAACTGGCACGGTCGGCGGCGTCTCCGTCGTCGGTGAAGTGGTGGGCGAGTTCACGATCGGACGCTCTGCCGCAGCGACGGACCTGGCGAACGGCACGGACGGCCTCGGGGCGCTCAAGGCTGAGACGGCGGCGATCGTCGCTGATACTAATGAGCTTCAAGTGGACAACGTGCCCGGCCTCATCGCCACGGCGCAGGCTGACCTTGACACCATCACTGGTGCATCGGGGGTGAACCTGCTAACGGCAACGCAGGCCAGCATCGATGCAATCGAGACGGATACTTCCACCACGTTGCAGGCAGAACTGGATGCAATTCAGGCCGCGGTCATTACTAATGCGGCAGGCGCCGACATCGCCGCCGACATAATTGCAATCAAAGCTGAGACAGCGACTTCGACGTGGACAACCCAGATGGCAGATTCTACCGTCGCAGACGGAACGAGGCCCACCAGGGAACAGGCGCTGCTGTTCCTGACGCGATTCCTGATGGAGCGCTCAGTCTCGACAACCGCCGTGACTGTCCGCAAGGAAGACGGATCGACGACCGTTGCGACATTCACGCTGGATGACGCCGCGAACCCGACTTCGATTACGCGCGCATCGTAATGGCAGCATCCGATGTCAACGACATCATCACACTCGGCATCGGAGCGCCGGGGAGTGTTGGCGGGTTCATCACGCTGGGGCTCTCGGTTGACGAGATTCCGGGTACCCCTTCGATTGATATCGACTTCGGGAACGACGGAACGTGGGCGGCTGGCGACGATGTAACCTCGGGCGTTCTGGCAACGCCGGGCGTACAAATACGCCGCGGGTACAGTGTCGCGAGCTCGCCTCTACAGCCAGCGGTAGGCACGATGTCGTTCTCTCTCAACAACGAGTCCGGCACGTACGACGACGACGCGGGCTCAGGGCTCGGGCGGAACGATCCCACACGAGCACAGATGTACTTCGACGGCACCACACACGATCTCTGGCGCGGGCGCATCAACAATGTTGCGCAGCTCCCGAACCGTCCGGCTACCGTGGGAATCACCGCAGTCGACACGCTCGGGACAGCTCCCAAGCGGACAGGATTCTCAACGGCGCTGTACTCATCGATTAAGACTGACGCCGCAGTTGGTCACATCCTCGACGCGCTGGGCATTGCGGGCGGGTTGCGAACACTCGACGGCGGGACGCTGACGCTGGAGCAGTTCTGGCTGGACCGGAACGAAGACCCATACGCGAAGCTCGTGGCGCTGGTGAATGCCGAAGGCCCGAAGGCCCGGCTATATGTCGATGGCGCGGGCTCCGTGAACTTCGAGGCGAATGATTACCGCACCTCCACGGCACGCTGTACGGCACTGCAGGAGACATTCTACGGCGGCACGACATCCCCGCTGATCCAGCGCATCCTCCGATACGAAAACGGTGCGGATCAGATCGTGAACAAGGCATCAATCCCGTGGCGCACACTGGTCGCACGTACCGGGACACCGGTGATCGTTGGCACCACCTCGAACGTGCAAGATACGGCCACGACCGCAGCCGAGGGCACGATCCCCAGCGGAGTGAAAGTGGGCGACGTCTGCTTCTACATCATCGCCTCGAACGAGACGTCAACCCAGTCGTGGACGGTGGCGACGAATTGGACACGGTACAGCGAAGGCCTCTTCACCCCGGGTACAACCTTCACGTCTGACCACTCGTTCAAGCGGATCACTGACCCCGCCGAATCCGGGGCGAAGTTCAGTGTCACGATGAGCGAGTCTCAGAAGTACGTGGCGATCTGCGTCGCGGTGCGCGGGTTGAAGGATGTCGGCGCACTCACTACCTCGGGCATCATCGATGTGGAGGCACAGGCCAACAGCGCAGCGTCCGCCAACATCTCCGCGAACGTCAGCACGACGGTTGCGAAGACAATGCTGATGACGCTCGCGGTGTTCGATGGCGCCGGGGCATCATTCACCGCCCCGCCAACTGGGGCTACGGAGGTATTGCAGGGGGTGGGCGCCGAGGTGACCGCGGCGATCTCGTTCGAGGTGCTGAGCGCTACCGGACTACAGGCCAACCAATACTCGTTCAGCGGAACCCACGCGGCGGCAATCAGCAGCCAGGCGTTCGATTACATGGACGAGGTGACCGTCTGGAACTACGGCAAGCAACTCGTGCTCGGCAACAATGAGGCCAAGGTGATCACCGCTGACTTCGCGCTCCCCGTCTCGGGCGCGATCGTCCCCGTCGCGGCAGAGGACTTCGTGCTCACCGCCGGCGCGGTGACGCCCGCGCTCGACCGGACCAGTGGATCGAGCATCACGCTCACGCTCACGGCAGGCGCGGCAGGTTGCACGCTCGATCCAATGGTGGATATCCCAGACGAAGACAACATCCTTGGGATCAGGTTGCGCGCGATCCCGCTCGAGCAGACGGCCACGGGGATCGCGGTCAGCGACGACACAACGAGCCAGACGGCCTACGAGGTGCGCGGGTTGCAGTCTTACGCAACGATCAACACGATCAGCCAGGCGGACGCACAGACGCTCGCGGACGCACTAGTGGCGGACTGGAAAGACCCACGGCCATTGACGGTGATCCGAGTGAATGGCGACCGCGACACCAAAACCCTGACATCAGTACTTGAGCGAGAGATCAGTGATCGGGTGCGGGTGCTCACGACCCGCGGCGGGATCGACATTACCGGCTGGGTGGAGCGGATCGATCACACGATCGGCAAGCGGGGGTTCGCAGTCACGGATCTGGCGATCAGGAAGACGGTGTAGCATGGATAACGATGAGCTGTACACCTTACTGAAGGAGGACATCAGCGATATCAAAAGCCAGGTCATGCTGACGAACGGGCGAGTTCAGACGCTGGAGATCTGGCGCGCATGGACGACTGGAGCGATGAAGGCTCTGATCGTCGTCTCTGCGGTGCCATCGCTGATACTCACCGTGGCGCTGCTGATTGGACTCCGATGACAGACGTACCGCTCGACCTCGTTGCTCCTCATGAAGTGATCTGGTTCCCTGCACACGAATCGAATTACGGCGGGTACGGTGGCGCACCTAACGTTCCTGCCGCCCTTGTCCTCCACACGCCAGAAGAGCCGGCAGACGGCTATGAGAGCACCCCTAACTGGTTCGCCAACCCCGCAGCGAATGCGTCCACACATTACTACGCTGACAACGACGGCGACCTGTACCAGATGGTTGCGGACGTGGAGCCGGCGTGGGCGCAGGGTGTGCGGTCTCATCAGCGCCACTGGAAGGGCGTGCCGAACAAACTGCCCTCGTGGGCTCCCGATGGCAACAATAACACCCACGCTCTGAGCATTGAGATCGAGGGCTACGCCCACAGTTTCGAGTGGACCGTGGCGCAGTTTACTTCAGTGGCGAAATGGATGGCACACAAGAGCATCCAATACGAGATCCCACTGGACAGGGATCATGTGGTGGGGCATGAGGAACTGGCCGTCCACAAGACTGATCCGGGTATCGCTCGGGGCACCTTCAATATCGACATCCTGATCATCGCAGCGGGCCGCGAGCGTAAGCGCATGATGGACGTGCCAGATGTGGACCCCATCGAGCAAGCCCGCAAGCACCTCCGGCGGGCACTGGAGTTTCTCTCATGACCCCACGATATGCCTTGATGAAGGCACTGCGGGATGTCATCGTTGCCGGTGGAGTCGCCGCCGCGATCCTCTGGCTCGGCGATAACGAGGTGTTGGCCGGCAGCTCGGGCGTGATTGCGCTCGGCGTCTGGCGCACGGTTCGCGGGCCGCTGCTCACTTGGCTGGACGCGAACCTCAAGATCCCAGGGCGGTAGCCGCTTCACATAGACGGCGTGGACGATGGTAGCGTGCTCAAAGATGACCAGCTTGACCCTGGCGTTCGACACCCCTAGGCTACCGCCGGTGCCACTCCCCAGAGAGGCTGGTCAGTTGGACACCGATCCTCGCGAGTACCGATTCGAGCGCAAGTTCGATCCGTCTGCCGACTTCTCCTTCTACCTCGGCGATTGTCTGAAGTTCCTCAAAACGATCCCGGACGGGGCCGCGAACCTCATCGTCACATCGCCGCCGTACAACATCGGCAAGGAGTACGAAACCCGCTCCTCCCTGTCCGATTACGTAGAAGTGCAGGAGAAGGTAATCGCCGAGTGCGTTCGCGTACTGGCCCCGACCGGATCGCTGTGCTGGCAGGTCGGGAACCATGTGGATCGCGGTGAGATCGTCCCTCTCGACTCGCTGCTGTTCCCGGTATTCCATGGCCTTGGCCTGAAGATGCGGAACCGGGTGGTCTGGCACTTCGAGCACGGTCTGCACTGCACATATCGCTTCTCCGGGCGCTACGAGACGATTAGCTGGTTCACCAAGGGCGACGAATACCATTACGACGTTGACCCCGTGCGGGTACCGCAGAAGTACCCGAACAAGCGTTACTTCCGTGGGCCGCGCGCAGGGGAGTTGTCTGGCAACCCGCTCGGCAAGAACCCCGGCGACGTGTGGATATTCCCGAACGTGAAGTACAACCACGTCGAGAAGACGATCCATCCGTGCCAGTTCCCCGTCGAACTCGTTGAGCGACTCGTCCTCAGCATGACGAAGCCCGGTGACCTGGTGCTCGATCCGTACATGGGGGTTGGTTCAACGGCTGCTGCTGCACTGCTCAATGGCCGCCGGGCGGCGGGCGCGGAGACCGACCGCACGTACTACAAGGTCGGCAAGGAGCGTGCCAAGGAGGCGTTTGAGGGCACGTTGCGGACGAGGCCGATCGACCGCCCGGTCTACACCCCACCACCGGTTCGGAACATGCTCCTAGCCGAAACGGGTAGTGCGTGAGGGTCGTTGAGGTGTATTCACACCTCAACGGGCATGAGCACATTCTTGTCCATCACCCCGAGATGTGGCCTGAGATCGAAAGCGTCTCACGCTACTCCGGTTGGCCTCCCTGCGATCATGTCGTCGATCACCTCGGCTGATTCTTCGACGCTGAGCCGGCGCACCTCGCCGAGATCAGTTCCGCTGAGCCAGATAATGGCGCCGCCCCCGCTATCCATCGGCGCGTAATCTGAGATGTGATCAGAGTTCACGCGCCGCATCCGGCGAAGCGATATATCCGTGAGCCGCAGCCACGTCACGCTGGCCCCCGCCCGTCATCCATCAGCCGATGGAGCTTGCTGAGTGATGCGCTGGTGAACGCCTGCCGCTCGGCCTCTTCGTCGTGCTCGTCGCATAGCCCGTCGTCGCCTGCTTGGTAGTCGCACATCGGCTCGGAGCACTCGCCCATGCCCACGCCCTCGACGTGATCCCAATCCCTGCTGGTCATTCCGTCGGGGAAATTGCTCATCGCGTTTCCTTCCTTGGGGCCTTGAGGGTGGCCCGCTTGACTCGCTGTGCTCATAATATACAATAGCGGCAGGAAGTCAAGGGAGAGCCGATGTCGGAGACGAGAGAACAGGTGCGATGCTTGCGATGCGAGCACGTGTGGACGCCGCGCACGGCCCAGCCGAAGGCTTGCCCTAATTGCAAGCAGCCGCGGTGGTGGAAGGTGGCGAATCGGCCAGACGGCATGACGCCGGCGCAGACCGTGGAGACGGAGTAGATCAGCAGCGCCGGGAACGAGTCCCGGCGCGCTGCCCTCAAACCAGACTCAAGGAAGGAGTCGAAAACGATGGTAACACCGAGCCCGACGTGCAAGCAGTGCGGCAAGGTAGCCGATGCGTCCCTGCACCAGCAGGGCCACGTCGACAACTGCCCCGACGATTACCATGTGCACCATGCCTACGTCCCGCCCGAGCAGGCCGAGTTCGACATCACGGAGCGCCGCGATGAACGATGAGGAAGCCACGATGCTCAGGCGCGCAGCGGCGACGGTGCTGGAGGAGTGCGGCCGGCCCATCCAGGTCCGCCGCGCCGATGCGCTGTACAGCGTCCCAGGCTGGGCGCTCACGGCATTGGAGTTGGCGCTAGACGGACGCGATGTCGACGCCTGCGCCGTCATCCGCTCGCATGGCCGGCACACTGAATCAAACGGAGTACCGACCGAAGGTATATAATATGAGCACGTGGTCACCCTCGGCCACGACTCGGAAGGAAGAATGATGACGACCGATGTCAATGAGTTTCTGATGAGCGCGGGCGTTGCGTCCGCCAAGTTCGAGGCGATCGGCGATGACGTGAAAGGCGTTATCGAGGCGACCGAGATCCGTAGCCAGACGGATATCCAAACGGGTGAGGTGCTGACGTGGAACGACGGCAACCCCCGCAAGCAGATCGTGATCACGTTGCAAACCACGCAGTACGACTCTGACGAGGACGACGGGATGCGCCGCGTATACGTCAAGGGCCAGATGCAGGGCGCGCTACGCGAGGCGGTCAAGAAGGCCGGTGAGCACGGCATCGGGGTCGGCGGCAAGCTAGCCGTCAAGTACATCGCCGATGGCGAACAGAAGACGCGCGGGTTCAATGCTCCCAAGGTCTACCAGGTCTGGTACCAGGCGCCGCCCGCCGAGGTGCTTAGCGTCGACGATGACAGCCCGCTTGATGACAGTGATCACCCCGCTGAGGACCCCGGCTACGAGCCCGACGAATCGCCGTTCGTCTGATGGACATCCTGATCTACCTGACGTGGATACCGCTGTCCCTGACGCTGGCGTGGCTCGGTGGGAAGGCGGTCGACCGATGGCGCGACTGCTAGACCTCGATGGCCGGCCGCTCAGTTGGGGGGTGTTGCAGGCGCGGAATGCTGCTTACTGGAATCGTCAGGCAGCTCCGGCGACGGCATTAGCACCTCGCGAGACGTGGGCTCATCAGTCGGAGCGATATCGCCAGGAGCGGTATGGGCGCCTCTACGCTGCCCCGGCCCGCGTTAGTGAACTCATGGAGGCGTTCAACGTGGTGGCGCTCGAGGTGTGCGACCTGGCGAGGCTGCCGCGGAATGCGTTGTCGAGGCGCACCAATGACGCCGCGCGGGTGCGGCGGGCGGTTGCGATCGCGCTGTACGACGGCCCTCAACAGATGACAATGGAGGAGATCGCCGTGGCCTCGGGAATGATGACCGGGTTCCGATTCCCGTCGAACATCAGTCGCGCAATGGGGCTCGGCCGGGAGGAGGCGCTGGTCAACGATGGGTTCGCGCACCTCCTCGACGCCGGAATCGAGGTGCAATCGTGATCACTATCACCATGCCCGGCTCGATTCCATACGGCCTCGGCGGCAACGCCCGCGGCAATCGGTACGAGTTGGGGCGCATCCGCAAGGACTGGCGCGAGGCGTGGTTCCTGCGGACGCGCTCCGTGATGGCGGAGTTTGGCATCACTGAGCCGTTCCCCGAGGTGTCGGCCACGGTCTCGGGTTACTTCTGCCGGTCGCTCGCGAGAGCGCCCGAGGCGGTCTACATGCGGTCCACGGGGCAGCGGCCCAAGGATCTCGACAACCTCCTCGGCTGTATGAAGTCCGCGATCGATGGCATCGTGCAGGCCGGCCTCGTCCCTGACGATTCAGCACAGTACGTCACGATCGCGGCGCCGCATCTGTACGCCGTGCCTACGTTCGACGAGGAGCGCGTCGAGGTGCTGGTGGAGCCGCTAACGTGACCCCTTCAACCCCTACATG